GCAGGGGATCAATTTATATTAGATAAACAAACAGAAGCGTTAGCACAATATAAAGAAATTCAAGATTTAATATTGCAATCTAAAAAAGAGCAAGTTGATTTAGATGTAAAAATATTTGATTTACAAAATCCAGAAAGAGCAACTACAAAACAAGCACCAGTAGAAGAACAAACAGCACAACAGCAATTCTTTGGTGGCGAAATTAGAAATATATCAGAATCAGAAACAGAGGCTTTAAAATCTGGTATTGTAGAAATAGATACATTTGCTAGGCAAATAAATGAAATAGAGCAAACTGTTACAGATAATTTAGATGCTCAAACAAAAGAACGCATAAGAATACGCCAACTTGAAACACAAGCAGCCGAAGAACAAAACCAAGTTAGACTACAAAGTGCTGATAGATTAGGAGCAGCATTATTTGCATTAGGACAAGAAAGTAAAGCAGCGGCAGTAGCAGGTATTATAGTAGACCAAATAGCAGGAGCAGCACAAGCGATTCAATCAAACGTGGTTGCAAACGCAAAGGCAGTAGCAGCTTTCCCATTAACAGCAGGTCAGCCTTGGGTAACAATAAATACAGCATCAACAATCGCTGGAATAGCAGCAGGAGCATTAGCGGCAAAAAGAGCAATTTCAGAATTAGGTGGTGGAGGCTCTCCTGGTAGTGTTGGATCAGTTCCACAAGGGCAACAAGCACAAGCACCATCATTTAATGTAGTAGGCACAAGTGGAGTAAACCAATTAGCACAAACATTAGGCAATGATGAAACACCTATAAGAGCGTATGTAGTAGGTGGTGATGTAACAAGCCAACAAGAGTTTGATAGAAATGTAATTGAAACAAGTAGTATATAAAAAAAAGGCTAGAACTTAATCCAGCCTTCTTTTCCCTTAAACTATACTACTAACCAATAAAATGAAAAATTTAACTTACTTCAATATTACAAAAAGTTTTTCAATAAAACAAAAATAATTTAATCTTTTTGTACAACATTAACATTTATACGTTTTATAGTTGTATGAAAGTATATGAAGCAGTTTTAGGCAACGACGAAACGCAAGGTGTTTATGCACTTAGCGTGGTAGAGAATCCAGCTATGGAAGATGAATGGATTGCACTAAGCGAACACCCACAAAAAATAGAGTTGGCAGAGGTAAGCGAAGATAAACGTTTATTACTTGGTGCTGCTCTTATTCCAAACAAGCGCATATATAGAAATATTAATGATAATGAGTTTGAAATGTTTTTTAAAGAAGAAACAATAGAACGATTATCACATAATTTCTTCAAGCAACAAAATAACAATAATTCATCTTTAGAACATGAATTAAAGTTAGAAGGTATGAGTGTAGTGGAATCATGGACTGTAACAGATCCAAAGAATGATAAATCTGTAAATTTTGGCAAAGAATATCCAAAAGGCACATGGGTAACTATGATGAAAGTGGATAACGATGATGTATGGGCAAAAGTAAAGAATGGCGAAATTAAAGGATTTTCAATAGATGCATTATTAGGATTACAACAAATAAATTTAAATAAACAAGAAATGACTGAAGAAGTAAAAAAAGGCATTGTTGATGATGTTATCGATGGTGTTAAAGCATTTTTCTCTAAGCCAGAAGAAACTACTGAAAACATTGAAGTACAATCAGAAGAAGTAGTAGAGGTTCAAGAAGAAGAATTTGACAAAGAAGCATTTATGGCAGAAGTTATTGAAACTGTTAAAACTCAATTTTCGGCACAAGCTGATGAAGCAGTAGAGGCAGTTAAAGTTGAATTATCTACTAAAATTGATGAATTAACTAAAGAAAACGAGGCTTTAAAAGCAGAATTAAACAAGCAACCAGAAGTAGAGGCTATTAAGCCAAAACCAGAATCAGGAAGCAAACAAGTAGAATTAAACAAAAACGCAGGTATTAAAGACAGAGTATTTTACAACCTTGCAAATAACCTTTGGAATTAAATAAATAAAAAGAAATGGCAACAACAGAAACAGTAAGTTCAAATTATGCTGGTGAAGCAGCAAACAGGTTCTTTTCAGGTGTTTTATTATCTCCTACATCAATCGCTAACGGTGGTGTAAGTGCATTACCTGGAATTAGATACAAACAAAATTTACCAAAATTAGATTTATCTGGTATTATCGCAGATTCAACTTGTGATTTTACAGATGTAGGAACAGTAACACGTTCAGAAAAAGTGTTAACAGTAGAAGAATTTGAGGTAAATCTTAAATTATGTAAATCTACTTACAGACCAACATTCGATAACATGCAATCAACTGCACACGCTGGACTTGCTCCATCATTTGCAGAGCATTTAGTAGGATTAGTAGGTGCTAATATTGCAGCATCAAGAGAAACAACAATCTGGCAAGGTGCAGCAGCAACAACTGGAGAATTTGATGGATTTGAGGCATTATTCACATCAGAAGCGGCTCAACCAGCAGGTTATGAAATCGCAGGGACTACTTTAAGTGCTGCTAACATTATCGCACAATTAGGTTTAGTACGTGATGCGGCTTCTACTGCTCTTTATGCTCGTGAAGATTTCGCAATTAGAATATCAACAGCAGCTAAGAAATTCTATATTTCTGCAATGGCAGCTTTAGGATATATGGATAAATTCCATGTGGATCAAACACCTTTAAATTTTGAGGGTATTCCATTAATCCATTGTGCTGGTTTAAGTGACGATGTTATGTTCGCTACTTATTCTGGAAACCTTTGGTATGGATTCGGTGAAGCTGGTGATGCTCAAAGAGTAGATGTAATAGACCAATCACCTTTAGATGGTTCTAACAATGTACACGTAGTTGCTAAATGGGCAGATGGTGTTCAAGTGGCTAATCCACAAGATGTAATTACTTACGGAATCACAAACGCAGGTAACTAAGAATAATTAATTAACAATAAAAACAAGGGTGGTGTAGTTTATCTGCTCACCCTTTTTTTAAACAAAAAAATATAAAAATATGGCTTGTGTATTAACAACAGGAAGAACAGAACCTTGCAAAAATGCAGTAGGTGGTTTAAAGACCATTTATTTTTATGATTTTTTAGAGGATGCTTTTACTATTACAGCAGGAGAAGCAACAGCAATGAATGTTAGTTTAACTGCTGCTTATAAATACGACTTATTAAGTGATGATAACAATTTAGAAGAAGTTGGAACATCAGACCAACAAACAGGCACTTATACAGTACAACAAACAGCAACATTCTCTTTAAAGAAGCAAGATAAAGATACAGCAAACGAAATAAACTTACTATCAAAAGCACGACCAGGAGCAGTTGTTTTAGATAGAATGGGTAACTATAAAGTAATTGGATTAAGTGATGGTTTAGTAATTTCTGGTACTGGTGTATCAGGAGGTGAGAAAGCATCATTTAACGGATATAATCTAACAGCAATCGCAACAGAAGTAGCTTTTGCACCAACGTTAGACAGTTCAACAGAAACAGCATTTTTAGCAGTAGTTAGTGGAACACAAATAAACCCTTAGTTTTAGTTTTCATATCGTTCTTAAAAGGTTATTATTTTATATAATAGCCTTTTTTTATACAAAAAAACGATTATTACGTTATATAGGTATGATTGTATTAACAGCATCAGACACTACGCATAATATCTACTTAACACCTAGATATTACAATATTGATAACACGCATACACTATCTATAAAAGATGATGATACTCTAATTAGTGTAACTCCAGCAGTTACAAGAGTATTAACAAATGGATATATAAAATACACTTTTGATTTAACAACATCAGAGGGTAAAAGTTACGATTTTACAATTACAGATGATACAACAACAAACGTTTTACATAGAGGTCAATTTTTTGCGACCAATCAAGTAACGCAAGATTATAAAATAAATGAGTGATTATAAAAGAAAATCAAACGACATTGAGTTAATACAGTTATCAAACTATGTTAAGCCAGAGGTAAAAGAGTATTTAGGTCGTAAATGGGTTTTGAATGGCGATAAAAATTCATTCTTTCAATACATTATAGATAGATATAATGGTAGTGTAACAAATGAAAGTGTTATAAATACTTTTTGTGAGTTAATCTATGGTAAAGGTATTTCTATAAATGGAAGTGATGAAATTTATGAGGAATTAAACGAAATATTTAACAAGCGTGAACAAAAGAAGTGCATAGCAGATAGAAAAATATTTGGTCAATATGCAATGCAGATATTACGTGCTAAAGGTGGTGGTATTGCTAAAATACTTCATTTACCTATGGATAAAATAGGTATGGAGTTAGCAGATGAAAATGGTGATGTAAATAATATTTACTATTGTGATGATTGGAGCAACCCAACAAAACACAAGCCTACAAAATATCCTATTTTTAAGGGTAAAATGACTGAAAGCATCATGGTTAAAATGGTGCAACCTTATAAGCCTGGTAAATTTTACTTTAGTGATCCTGATTATATGGCTTCTTTACAATACGCAGAATTAGAAGAAGAAATAAGTAATTTTAGTATTAATCACATTAAAAACAACCTAAGTTTTGGTTATGTGGTTAATATGAATAATGGAGGTGCTTTAACTCCAGAACAAAAAGATAAAATAGAATTTAAGATAAAACAGAAATTAACAGGCAGTAGTAACGCAGGAAATTTTATTTTAAGTTTTAACGATTCTAAAGATAATGAGGTTACTGTAATACCTTTAAACACAAATGCAGAGGCACATCAACAATGGGAATCTTTACAAAAGATAGCAAGTCAAAAAATCATATTATCACATGGTGCTTTTCCAGCGTTATTTGGTATGGAAACAGCTAATGGTTTTGCTAGTAATGCAGATGAATTAGATGTACAAAGTAAATTAGTACAAGATTATCAGATACAACCTATTCAAGATGAATTTATTGATGAATTATCAACTATTTTAGAACTTACTAATTTAGAAACTGATTTAGTATTTATTCCTTTAAGAGAAACTTATAAGAGTACAGAAGAACCACAAGAAGATGTTGTAGATAATACAGCAGATGAAGAAGAAGTAGTAGAAGATAATGTAGAGTTATCAAGTCAAGGCATAGAAATATTACTAAACAAAGGAGAAGATATAAACTATGAAGAATGGGATTTAGTAGATGATAGAAGATGTGACGAAATAACGTTAAAAGAAAGCGATTTAAACACCGTTTTTGAGTTTGCAAGTGTACCTAAGACATCAGATAAAAAAAGTGTACAAGATACAAGCCTTTTTAAAATACGTTATAGATATGCAGGCAATCCAAAAGGAGAAAGAGAATTTTGTAACAAACTGATAAAAGCAAACAAACTTTATAGAGCAGAAGATTTAGATGCAAATTACAATTATAATGAAGAATTAGCACCTAAAGATAGTGATAGTTATAACATCTTTAAATTCAAGGGTGGAGTTAATTGCAAACATTGGTGGCAACGTGTTATTTTCTTAAAGAAAGGAAACGAAAAAATTAGTGTTAATCAAGCAAAGAAAATGATTTTAGCACTAGAACCAGAAGATAGAAAAGATGCAAGATGGGAAAATAACGATGAAAAAGTAGCACAAGTTGCAGATGCTAAAAATAACTATTGGAGTTTAAAACCAAATTACAGAGATAGTGGTGTAACACCTATAAAAGAATAAAATGGCAATATATTTAATAACATCACAAGAGGTAAAAACAAACACATCATTAGGTGGTAATGTAGATAGTGATAACATTATACATTTAATCTATGATA